CTCGAACCCTCACACCCGTACAGATAAGGGATTTTAAGTCCCTTGCGTCTACCAATTCCGCCATTCAGCCAAAACACTTAGGTAGAATAACATATTGTTGTTCGTGTGTCAAGAGAAATTATGCACGCATTATACCATAACTGTCGGTCATTTTGTTCCAGTCTTCATAAAGTGCTTTAAGGGTTGTATTAATATCGACCTCCATTATTTTAAATTCTGCTCCTGGAAGAGAGCCATGTTTAAAATAACTAAGCCCTCCATCTACAAAAATACAACCACAGGAACACTCCCTGAAATCGTGCTGTGCACGAGAATATACTACATCATCGCAACCTAGGCAATGAACTGCCTTAAGCTTCATTTTCTTTCTTCTCCTCTGTAATAATTTGAACTGATTCGTTCATAAGATAATGTTACTATATCGAGCTATATTTGTCAAACTCAAAATATAATTTTTTCTACTTCTTCCTTGATCATTTCTTCAAGATCTTCTTTTGTAAGTTCTTGATCAAGAGATTCATTGGCATTCATATGTAGCGCTGCAAGGTATTTTTTGACAGAACCTTTTGTGCAGCCTACTTTTTTTCCTGTATCTTTTTTGTAAACACACTTGCCTTTAACTTTGTAGGGCATTAATCCTCATCTCTTTTGGCTGTGTGTCCTTCGTCGGAATGCTCTTTCAAAACAACTGGAGTAATCTCCTCTGGAAGAAGGCCCTTAACGATTGTATCTCCAAACTTCATGTCGTATTCACCAATTCGCCCATTCTTATCTAAGGAATGCCATAGAACTTTTCCAACCGATTCATTTAATTGATATTTTTTAACCATGGCCGAACTCAGCCTTCCTTCTTTCATTCACTTGTGTTGAAGGCCATCAAGCTCATCTTCAAGCTTGGCCTTTTTCTTTTTTTCTTTATCGGTTAATGTTTCTTGATAGAGAACATAGGCATCGACTTCTTCTTGAATAATTTGTCTAAGTCTTTCAACTGTGGTTTTCATAAATTAGCTCCTATTTACATTCATTATAAATAGTTATTAAATTTCAATCTGCCTCTTCTTCTTCGTAGAAATCTTTGGCATCTCCAGTGCGATCATCAAATTTTCTAATAATCTCCTCGTCCATAATTTCTAATACACGAGTCTTAAACTTTTCATTCTGAAGTTTGTCAAGCCACCCAGATCCTTGAAACTTTTCACATGTGCCATCATCGTAGCATATTTCATACCAGGCTCCGGATTGTTTTAAAGAATCTGAACCTTTAATTGCATCAAGCCAACTCTCTCTATCTTGAATGCCAACCTCGTCTCCCCACAAAATCTTAAAATTGCATTGACGACCTTGTGTCCCAAAACGAGACTTCTCTAGTTTAACTTTTACTTCTGAGCCGATTCTATATCCTTTGTCATCAAGAATAAAAGAAGCCTTTGCTTTGCGTCCTGTAAGCCAAATGCGAAGCGAATAAGCATAGTGCATCGCTTTTCCACCAGGCGTAACATATGGAGTGGTCATCATTTCAATTCTCGCACTTGGACCTTGCGGGATATTCGTTTTAAGCTGATTTAAAACAAGAAATGTTGACTGTGAGTTTGCCAAAGGGATTGTCAACTTTGACATAGCCTTGGCTAATATGCGCGGTTTCACCGCCATGCTAGATTGAGGATTAAAATCCCCTTCAATGTCTGAAACCGATGGGGTTAATGCCAGCGAATCCCAAATAAAGAGCATCTTATTTTCGTTTGAACCAAGTAGTTCTTCCATTGTTTCTAAAACAAATTCTACAGAAGTCGCTTGTATATAAAGGAGATCATCAAGATCGCAACCAGCTCTTTCAAGAAAACTAGGATCAATTGCCGATTCCGAATCAAAATAAATCACATCTATGCCCATTTTTTGAGCATTAGCGGCAATTTGCGCAGCCATAAAAGATTTACCGGTTGCTTGTAAACCAGCGATTTCAACAGATTTACCAATTGGGATTCCTGTTAATTTCCCTCGACAGATAATTGAATCAAGCCAGCGAGATCCAGTAGGTATCCATCCCTTTACAAGTGTCGGATTGTCCTCATTTAAGTTGTGTGCAACGTTCATGCCGGCTTTCTTGTTGATAAGCTTGCGCATGTCGGCAATAGAAATCTTGCCAATCTTTTTCTTAGTTTTCGCCATTTACATTCCTTTCAAAGACAGGGTGTTCAAACAATAACTTCTTGATGATTTTATTTCGACTGATAGGGAAACCAATCGATTTCTCTAAATGTTTTCGAGCTACGGCAAGACGCTTCACTTCTTCAGCCTCCAAACAAATCGAGAACTGTGACTTATTTTCTGAATCTGCACTCATATGTAAAACTCCTTTTAGATTAAAAAAACGAAGGGGAGAGAATTCTCCCCTTCGCTAACAAAACCAATCAGCCTAGCAAATCAGCAAAGGCCTTATCAACAGAACTTCCGGTATCTTGGGATCCACCTTCGTTTTTGTTGTACTTTGTGGTTTCGGATGAAACTTCTTCAGGATTTACATCTCCTAGAAGAAATTCATCTAGCATCGCTTGAACTTCTGCAAAAGTCTTGCGACTCCCAACAAAAAGCTCATCGAAATCTGGAATGTTTTCCAAGAGTTCACGACACTTCTCAGGACCATCTGGACAAAGCGGGGAACTTCGTCGCCGGGGAGTGATTTTCGTTACAGGAAATGAAGCTCCAGCAGGTTTGCCGTAGCCAATAACCAAATCAGTACCAGCATCGGGATCGGTGATATCGCCATATTCTGGGTTTAGCACCAAATTAACAAGCGTTTCATACACTTGTTTTCCAAAACCCCAAGCACGTACGCCTTGATCTTCTTCGCCGCGTACAACGACTGGGGCGAAAAAGCGCTGACGAGCAGACAACTTCTTAGCCATCTTTTTACTGTCCTCTGTGCCTTCTTGCCACAGTTGACGCACAAAAGAATCTAGCGGACAATCTTCGCCAAAGTTCCTCTTTGGACTAAGAAAACCCGGATTGTCGCCCACATTATAGTGGAACCAATAATCCTTGAAAGGATCTCCATCTGCGGTTGGAACAATCCGAATGGTTTGTTCGCCATCTTGAGGGCGCCAAAACGAATTGTTACCTCTGCTCTCTAGAGCCCTCTTGCGCTCCAGCATCTTTTTCATATCAATAGCCATAATTATTTTTTCTCCTTGTTAAAGTCAACATGATAACTCTCTCATGTTGCTATTTGTATAATACTCTATTTTTTTATTAATGTCAAGCATTTTTTTCATCTTTTTGAATAAGAGTGCTATTTGACATACAATACACATATGGTGTTTCATAATTTGTAGAGTATATCGCATAACTAGTCCTCATTTTATCATGTTCCACATTATTTTTAACTTGTTTTTTTACTTTTTTAACAAGCGCTCCATCAGAGTTTAAAACCTCTTCTGGGATAGCATAATAATACCTCTTTTCCCTCGACATGTCAAGGTCAAAAAACATTTTTTCTTCTCCGGATTCGTAATCTACTAAACCAAGAGTTGATATTCGTGCTGTTTCTGTGGGTCCGGATAAAGTGCTCATAACTGCTTCAGACTTGTCGAAAACATTAATCATATGAATTGTAGCACTTATCAACTGATTAATATGGTTGAAGTACTCTCGTACAGGGACATCTCCTACGATATCGGCCATCTTTACATTGTCTATAAGATATAATCTTTTAAAGATCGCAGAACGAGCATATTCTTGAAAAACGTTGTGTATCAAATTTTCTTGAAGTATTTTTTCTTTTGATAAATTATCAGTATCAGGTTTGATGTAGATTACACTTATCTCACAACTATTTTTAATCTGCTCTAAAAGGCGCAATGAAGCACCAGAAATCAAACCGCAACTTGTTATGAACAAAGTTTGACCCTTCACCCCCTTTAACAGTGTTCGTCTTAAGTTTGGAAACTTATCTTCATAAGCTTCTGGACTGTTCTGATGCTCCATTGCATAGACACCTTTAGACTTTTCTAGTCCGGTGTCTATTTTAAAGACTTTATATTGCGAATACTGCTTAAAGCATTCAGCAATGTTACAACCTGCCTGTCCTAAACCAATTATATTCATTTTATACTTAACTTGTTCATGTTTCCGTAATGCTCTCCAACCGAAACGTTGACCACAAAGTTGCCCAAATCGGTATCGGAAAAAGCTTTCTTTAATTTTATCAAAATATCATTATCTTCTTCACAATAATCTATAATAAGTGAGTCGTGCATGCAAAAAGCAATTTTAGATTTTCTGCCCTTCAATAATTTCCAAACCTTGATCATCTGTTTAAAAAATAAGTCTGCTGCGGTTGATTGTAATATATAGTTCAATGCATGATGGTCATCTGCTTCTATTGTTCTGGTAAAAAAGGTTGACACTTGGCTTCCATTGTAGTACTTTTGTATCACAGACTCTCGATCATAAGTTCTGCTTGAAAGATAGTCTTTTGATTTTGGATTATAAAGCCATGCAAATATTCTTTTTTTAGCCTCTTCTCGTGTGGTTAATTCGCGGTATACATTTTTTGCATTCCATTCATGTATGTCTTCTTGTGGTTGTTCTTTTCCTAATAACCCAAGTAATACACGCAATTCCGCAGCGTTATAATCAAACTCAAGAAACCAATTGTTGTTTGGCTTTAATATTTTTCTATAAGACTTGTCCATAGTTAAAATGGGAAAAGAGCTTGACCGAGTGGTTAATCTTCCTGTTTTTGTTTTGAAAGGATCGTAGTTGATGTATGGTAAATTCTTTCTATTGTTTACCACAAATTTTCTAATCTTAAAGATATACATCTGATCGTTTAATTCTGAATAATCAATGTTAAGTTTGGTGTTCTTAATCTCCGTCAGTATTTTCACAAGTTGTGACATGAGTTCATAGTTCTTGGGTTTCTCGTAGTTTGCGAAAACAAAACTACATATTTTATTTTTAACACTGGCCAAGTCCCTTAAAAAGAATCTGGGGATCATATCATAAAAACAGTGCTCATTCAAATTTAATTGTGTTTCTTTGCATGTCCTGTGAAATGCAGTTAACTTTTTTTTAACTTCATCCCAATCCTTTTGAAGATATTGTGGACACACTTCGTCTAACGTTTGGCCACCACAAAAAATCTGCGCATAATCAATATTTTGATTGTCTTTTAAAGACTCTGAATAAGACCATGTTTTTGTTAAGTTTTTGGGAAAACGTTTAAAATGCAACTCATCGTTTGCATACATGGCGTTACAGTTCGTTTTGTCATCAAAGGTTTGAAACATCATAATCTATACTATAACAGATTTTACAGGAATGTCAAATTAATTTTAATGAAGAAATAATTCCTTTTATTTGGGGGGCTGTTAACATAAGGCCAATTGACTGTTCTTTCTTTTCTCCTTTATCGCCATATACTTGTTTTAACCCTTTTATATTCTTTTTTATTAGTTTGTTGGCATACGAAAGAGCGAGAGAGATATTGTTGTTTATTTCATGTACATGTGGAGGCGCGCCCTCGGCGCAGCTTGGATAACATTCACTTTGCGCCGATTGAACAACCCAATTTGTTATTTTATGTTCGTGCTTAATGTTTGGATTTGTTGGGTGTACAGTCATTGTTGCTTTCCCATTTCCGTCTGCATCGATGTTATATTCGTGTGTGTGGTTGGCGTCTTTTGATGTCGTGCCCGATGAATTATTTTCGCTACCTACAGTTAATGTTGCCAACTCCATCAATTTCTTTAAATGGGTGTTATACGCACTAGGTTTAAGTTTAATGTTGTTTTCAACCAATTTAATATCAAAATAAGCCTTGATCCAAAAATAATTACTGTAAAGACTATTATATTGGTTTTCGTTTATTATTTCAAGATCAATTTCTTGAACAACAAATTTAGTTTGCAAAGTTTTATTATCAGAGCAGATGACCTTCTTTTTTGTTTTTGGGTTTTGAATATAATAACTTAAATAATTGTTGTAAAAAGTTTTTTTAATGTCTTTTATCTCATCTGAATATGGAACATCGTAATAAACTTCAAAAAATTTATTAAATCTAAAAATTCGAGACATACAAATATTAAAAGATCCTTTGTTGAGGCATGTGTTTACACCTTCGTTGTTTTTTGTGGGGTCTTTTGCCATGTATAAATATGTATTAGTCATAAAATCTTTTGTTTCATCTGCGACTGTATTTAACACCGCCGCTAATTTATTTTTTATTTCGTTTGCAAACTCATTAATGCTTTTTGTATCCTTCTTGTAAATCCCACTTAAATATTCAGTATTTATAATATATGTTCCAGTGTTGTCAAGTACGTACAAGTCTTCCAATTCGGGTAGCTCTTGAAATACATACTGTGATTCTTCAGTCGCTTCTTTTATAATTTTGTTTTGACGTTCCAAAATGGTTTTTCTTGCATAAGCTAAACGCATGTATTCTCTCATTTTAAAAGATCGAACATCAGCAACCAAACGCCATGGGACATTCCTATCTACCATAAATCCGTATCTTCTTGCCAAGATTCTATAAATATTAAAGTTTGGACTTGTGATGAAAGCATGCTTTTTTTGATCGTCATCGTATGGCGTGTCATCAATTTCTAAACATAATCCTGTAGCTCTAGGTGACATATAAAAAGAGTTTATGATGCTTCCCTTGGTAAATGGCGCCTCTTTTGCAAAATGTTTAAGGTACAGGAGAAAAAATTTAGTAAAATCAGAGGAATTGTGCAGCAATTCTTTGTATTTGTGTCTGTTGTCAAGTACAGAAGGTCTAGACAAAAAAGAAGAAACAAACATAAAATAATGTATATCTTTTTGTAACTTGTCCACAATTCCAAAATCAATAAACCCTTTTTTTGCTTCAAATTTAGCTATGGGTCCGGTTGGAGAAAGCTGACCGAGCTTCACGAGTGCTCTTATATTGAATCTTAAATCATTAAAAGCATCAGCAACAAAATCAAAAGCTTTTGCTCCATATGATTCGGTATCAACTGCTATAATTCTTTCATATTGTATAGTGCCGCCAATCAATGCGTGTTTAGGAATTATGTAGTCTCCATTAAGATTAACTTTGCCATACAAAGGGTTTTCATTAATAAAATCAAAGGGCTTTTCTAACCAGGGTAAATCTCCATCTGGATATACATTGTTATAATAAAAGTTTTTTTCATTATAAAGTTGCATAGAACTTTTGATAGAATTTTTTCCTTTTGGAGTTTTTGCAAAAAGTTTATTAAACTGCACCACGTAACCCTCCTTGCGTGACGTCGCTTTGAAGAGCGCCGGCGCCAAGTATATTTACACTTCTAAGTTCGGTGTCAATCAAACCACTAACATCTTTACAAGAACCAAAAGTTTCCCATTTGGCCGCTACGCTAGTTTCGTGAATCGGGGTCATACCTGTAAATACTTGATGGTCAACTTCTATAATTCTATAAAATCCAACTAAGCCCAATTCTTTCCAATCGTCATAATTTAATGAGCCGTCCTTGGTCGGATCAACAAAAAACAACATCCCTGGCTTAAAAACATTATTCCCATACATTGTGCATTGAAAATGATATACGTCTCTTAAAGCAACACCACCAGTTCTAGTTAATTGACCCATTGCCCGGGCTTCTCTAACATACGGAATATTTTCTTTTCTAAAGTTCGACTGTTTAACAATTGAAGGAATTTGACCAAGATGTAAATAATATATGCCATTGTTTATGTTCTTTGTTTCTTCTCTTGGGTCTAAACCTATTGGACTATAATTGTTGACATAAATAAACATATAATGAAATAGATCTTCAACAGGAGTGTTTGGACTAACTTTTGTAAGGTTTTTTATGCTTCCCGGCGGCGTGGCCGTGTTGCTCCATGTAAGTGGAGTGAAGCCCGCAATTTCGCCTTGGCCGCCGCCGCGCACAACATTGTTATTATACAATAAATAATATCCATCACCATCAGGAGGATAATGATCTTCCAACGGGGGCGCCGGCGAAGGAACACCGTTATTTGGCCAAAATGGCGGTATTTTGACAGGATCCTGCTTCCCCCCCACGATTCTTTCTCGCATCTCACAAGTAAAAGTTATTGTACCAACTTGTTGATTCCCTTCTTGTGCGCCTTCAATACATCGCGAACCTAGTGACGGGAGAATTAAATTTTCAATCAACTCTTTAATAAAGTCATTTAATAAATATCGCTCTCTTCCACTAGCAATTACTTTAGTTGCAAAAAACCCCATAAGAGATTTCAACGAAACCGGCACCCAAGCTAAATTAAAAATATAATTTGACGCGCTAGAGCCGGGGTTACTTCTTTCTATCAAAGGCCCAAGAAGCAAGCCCAACCGTCGTTTGAAAAGGCCACGATCAGGATAGGAAGCAATTGCCACAACCGTGTCAATAATGTCTCCCAAGTTGGTAAAATAAATAACCTTATCGCGCCCGTCAGCAGATGGTCCATTAAATGCTTCGGCGCCTAAACCTGCAGCCAGTTGTTGAGCTTGTGATTGCACTTGGTTTGACATGCCAGTGTTAACTGCTTGTTGATTTAATTTGTTAAATTGATCTATGACTCCTGTGTTGGCGCCAAATAAAGAATTTGCAGCTGGAGCAGACGTAGGCGGATTACCACCTACGTTTGGCCCTCGAACAATTTTTACACTATTGGCGGCTAAAGTCGGGGACCAACTTTTTCGGGTTGTTGCCATCTCTTGTTCGTTTATGTCGTCGGGACCTCCAACTTGTTCTAACGTCACCACAGCAGAGTAAATTCTTTCTTGAGCATATAATGCTTCAAAAAGATTTTTATATTTATCTTGTATTTTAGCCCTTTGAAGCACCTTAACCTGTGCTGTAAGTTTATTAACCAACTCTTGAAAAACGCTCACAGCTGCACCGGATGATCCCAACGTAGTTTCTAAACTGCTCTCATCGTATCCCTGCCGAGCCGACTGTAACCCCCTGTGGATAGTACGATATTTCTCTGGAACGGGCGTACTGCGGGTACCTGGTTTTACATGTGCTTCCGCCATATCTACGTCGCCTTCTGTTGGTATGATGCCTTTACTATGCCTTCCAACATCGGAATGATGCCAAATTAACCAAGACAACGGATTGCGCGTGTCCTTGTCTATAAGGTCGCGCAACTCAAAATATTTGCCCCCAGGAGTGCCATCGGTGGCGAGGCCGCCTTGTTCTCCAAAAACAGCACCCAATGTTAGTTTTTCTCTCTGTACTTGATATAATAAACGTCTGGCTTCGCCCAGGAACGCTTCCATGTTTGCTATTTGCCTATTAGGTTCAGAAGATAATTTAAATATATCTAGATCTTGGCTATTGAGAGTGCTCTCAATAAAAGCTTTATATTCAAAATCAATAACCAATTCAGGGTCTGCTCCGCTAGATTTTGAATTATACCGTATGGTGTGTGCAACAAACTGAAGTCTTAACACTATCGCAGAATTTCTCAAGAAAGACTTAAGCGCTCTTATTTCGTCTGAAGTAAACGTAAATGCGCTTCCGCCGGCTGCAGCACCTTCAACAAGGCTCCAATCAATATCATCCGGTTCATAACGCACAGCCATTTGTATTTCAAAATAGTCTGGGTTTACCTGTGCTGTATAATCTGCTATGGTGGTCTGTGCTGTAAAAGTAGCTGGAGTATAACACGAAAGACTGTCTCGAATTTCCTCTGATTCTATGGGTGAAGTTGCGGCCTGCTCAGGCAAATTTCTTGTAGAATAGGATATTAAATCCTGATAACTCCATACCAACTCTTTGGTCGGGGGGCTGTTGGTGGGCTCGTCCGGAACGGTGGTTTTGAATTTGTGTTTAAATAAATTAAAAGATGAAAAAGATATTGTAAAAGATATGTCCTCTACCGTGTTTAAGAGAGCGATGTTCTGGCCGGCAAACTTAAAATTTAAATCAGTTAACATAGCATTTCCAAGCACGTTTTGATCATAAAACAAGTCTTCTAGAGAAGAAAGATCTCTTCTTGAAGAGGGCATGCCTTCTTCATCGGGCGTAATATTTTCGCCTAGTGGCATTGGAACTCTGTGTATTACGGGTATATTGACGTTGGGGCCCTCGGGGTTGTTGCCTGTAGTGCCGCCTCTACCAGTTTGAGGATAAATTTTATATATTTCAACAACCGGCTTAAGTTGAGTTAAAATAGAAGAATCTAAACGAAAAAATAAATCGGCGCCATCTTGTTGATTAAATAAAGAAACAATTTTTGCTGGGTCTACAGCGTCTATTACATTTATATGATCATACGTGTATATACTAGAACCTACAGGTTTTCCGGATATATCCGGGTCGTCAACTCTAGCGTGATCCCACAGGTCATCACCTTGACCTCCTTCTAGAATTCTCCAGCGTCGTCCTTTCCCATGAGCGTCGGAATAATTATCTAATTGTTTAAATATCTCTGCTTTATAAAAATTTAAAAAACATTGTTCTTGAAATCGATATCTTTGTGATCTTTCATAAGCTGCTAATTGCGCTTGATTCTCTTTGTCAAACTCGCTTTGTATTCGTGACATATCTTATTAAATACTCCTAATAATAAATTCCATATACTTTAAGTACTTCATTTAAAGGTGTTGGAATATATATTATATCACCAATCTTAACATGTGATTCTGTAGGTTTTTGATTATACCAAGCAATAACCCACCACAATTCAGAATCCTTGTAATACCGGTGCGCTAATTTATAATATTTATCACCATACGTCCATGCATGGTTTATAATGTTCATTTTTGTAATTTGAGAAGGTACCGCATGTGTTAATTGTGGTGTTGTATATTGATCTATAGAATTAATTCCTCTTGCCTTAAAGTGCTCAGAGTATAATTCATTGCCATTAAAAGCAAGTAGTCTTTTTTTATATCTCACACGGTTCTCCCTTGCCCCAACAGCCTCCAGCTAGCGGCAGCGGTTTCCCTCGCGATGGGCCCAGTTTCAGGTGCTGTCTCTGTTGAAGCAACTGTTTGTCTGGGTCGGAGTTTAGTATCAATTTTCAGACCATATGGCCACGAAGAGTTGCTCCAGCCAAGATCTTGATCCAGCGTGTCCACAAGTCCAAAAGAATCTCTTGTTTGTATCGGCTTAAATTCTAACACTATATCAACCAAACTAGGGAAAAGATATTTCTTTTGTTTTATATTAAAATATTTTCTTAATGCGGAAGGGACTTCGGAGTGTTTTAGAATGTGTATACCCTCTATAAAATTAGGAGTATAAGAAAAACTACTAATATACCCTGGTAATGGCCCTCCATCATTTGCTTGAATAAGATTCGCATATTTTATTGCCATAAAAGTTGATTTTGGAGTATAATTTCTGCTGTATTGATTTTGTCTCAACGTTGGATACATGCTCTGAGCTAGCCATGAACATTTTTGTAAATTTGTTACAGCTTCTTCAGCATTGGTCGAGGGCACTGTCCATTCAATTTGAATCGATCTCTTGGGCATTGATTGATGAGCGATTGGCACTGATTGATTGGGATATTGAGTTTCTTGCCAGCCTGGGTTGAAATTATCTTTAAAAGACTTAATAAAGGCTTTAAAATCAATCCAAGGGTTTTCGATTTCCCTTGACTGAACTGCGGTTAAATTCACTATTCTTATGAAAGACCACCCATCACTATAAGCATATGCAGTTGCATCTTTTCCAGGCATTAGGTTGCAGACCTCCTTTGCATGCGCCTAAATGAAGTGCGAGCAACATCCTGAATTTTCTGTGTTAGGACGGCGCCGCCAACATTAACACTTATACTGTCAGTAACTAGTACGCCTTCCGTTCCTCCTCCACCTCCTCCACCTCCTCGTGGAGCTTCAGAAGCTCTTGCTGCGCGCACTGCAGAGCCTTGAGCGTTTATTGCAGCTGCAGAACGCGCTGCTGCCGCAACAGGCAAGGCAGATATCATTCTAGACTCTTTAGTTAATTGTGTAACTGCTACAATGTTCTCTTTTGGTATTGATTTCATAACAAAGCCAAGTCTCGCCATGGCATTAGAAAATGCGTCAACCTTTCTCACATCTAAGTTGTTTATTCCTCTAGATAATTCAGAAACAGCAACGGCAACAGGTTTAAAATTCACATCGGGCCCTGATAGTTGGCTGATCATACCTAAAGTTCTTGACAAGCTAACAAGTTTTTTATCATTAAGGGCGTCGACCGCTCGTTGCAACTCTTGTAAGCCCTTTGTAGCTGGAACTATTGCTGTCGCCAAAGCTGCCATACCTTGCGCCGTTATTCCAGTCAAACTATAGGCTGGTGGAGATTTCTCTTCTCTCATTTTGTCTGAAAATTTCATCCAAGCATAAGTAGCCAACCCAAGCAAAGGTAATAAACTCATTAGGCCGCCGGCCATTCCTCGTAGACCCAATGTCGCTCCAGGCATAGCAGAGGCCAATAATTTAGACTGCATCACCATTGCGCCAATAGAGTTTGCAACACTCCAAGCTACTTTGGCCGCAATTATGCCTTTAAATCCAAGATCCTTCATTACGCTAACAACAATCCTGACCCATCTAACAAGTTTCTTGGCGCCAAATCCTGCATCTTGAAATACGCGAGTAATTTGTTGAAAAACATCAACAACTTGACCACCCATCATAATCATTCGGCCCTGCATTTCAGCTTGTCTTTCTTGTGATCTAGTTAACTCATCGACCTTGGCCATATTTCCTGTAAAGAACGCTGCAGCGGTGTTCATGTTTTTAAATCCCGCTGCTGCTGCAAACGCCTTTTTCTCCCACCTGCCCAAAGATTCCCAGCTTCTATTTGTTGCATCTAATCCCGCTCTTAACAAATATAATCTTTGTTCTTCGGACGCATTTAACATTTGAATAGAGTTAAAATATGCACCACCCATTATGGCGTTTAGTTTTGCAACATTAGACGCTGCATCATCGAACGTATCAAAACGTGCGGCAATAGAAGTTAACGTATTCATCTCAATCCCTGTCTGTTTAGCGATTGCAGATAGGCCTTGTAAGACTTGTATTGCTCTAGGGGCAGAATATTGAGACATGACATCCAAAGCTTGAGTAAAGTTCTGTACCATACGAGTTGGAGTTTCACCAATGGCGACTGCTGAATTGTAAAGTCTATTCAACATATCTGGTCCTTGTATACCGAACACTCGAAATGATTGATCCATGACCATGGCACTGGTGTCAAAAGCAATGCCAAAGCGTTTTGCTGCCACGGCGGCACGATCCATATCTAATCTTTGATTCTCCGACAGGCCTGAATAGCGGCGCGCTATGGAATATAATGCGCCTTGTGCTTGTGATAATTCGTCATAAGATGCAGCCATCTCTCTTATTTCTTTATCCTCAAATGCTTTTGATAGACCGGTGGCAAACGTTTTGGAAGCTCCCGTAGCAGCTCTTAAACTAACATCGGCCCGATCAATTTGTCCTACCATCGTAACGGTGGTTTCTACAACTTTTGATACACTTGACATAGCTACATTTCCAAACGAGCCCACGTTTGACAAGGTGGTGGATAAACCAGCCACAGTTGACGCTAAGCCTCGAATGACGCCCTTAGCCTTGCTTGCTGCGCTAAGTGTCTCCATTAAAGAACCAGCCAATGTTTGACGCCACTTATTATCCAAGCCAAGCAACATTGTCATAGAGCTTTGTGCAGCTTGTGATGATCTCAGCTGAGCATCGGCATACCGCATCTCAGCAGCCAATTTATTTACAATCTTTTCCCTGGAGGTCTCGTCTATATCTACTGTTTGGCTTTTAAGTGTATTTAATCGTCGTACTGCATGCTCGTGACTTTTGGTGGCCGATGCGATGGCCTGCTGGTCTTGCACTGCCGCAGTATTCAAGGCCGTTAGAGCTTCATCCAGATTCTTTACTTCTGCTTGAGTCTGTCTTATTGCTTGTTGGTTTTGATGATGAGTTGTTGTAAGCTTAGTTAATTGATCTTGAAGACCAGATCTATACTCTTGTAAAAGTAAATTTTTTCGCTCTTCGTTGCCAAGAGCCTTGCCGGTAATTTCAGCTTCTTTAAATTTTAGTTCTAAAAGACTTTGAAAAGCCTCTGTTTCTGCTCGTATCCGATCTACTTTGGCCTGATTGCTAATAGCGAGGTTTTGATCTTTTTCTATGATGTCTGTTATAATAGACTCAACATTTTCTAATATTGATTCATATTCTGCTAGTTGTTTAGGGTCAAAACCTTTATTATCAGCCATTTACTTTATCTCCAAACTACACAAAAGGCCACAAAAGACCGGTTGTTTTTTCAAAGCCTTCAACGGCGTCATTGAGAAGATATTTAGCTTCTCTTGTGTTTTCATCATCCATACCTTGTTTTAGATATGCATCCATGTATCGATGTTCTGCTTTAAGCGCGCCAACAAAAGAAGCAATATCATCATCCGTTCCAGAAACAACTAATTCAAATTTTTCAGTTGGTTCTTTTTGTTGGTTGGGTCGTTGTTTATCTTCCGGTGTCAAAGTGTTCTCTTCGTTTTCTGAAATATAATCTTTATATTCTTCTGGTGAGGGGATTTTACCAAACATTCTTCTTAAAATGGTTTTAAGTGTTTCACCAAACATTGCCAAAAAACTTTCTTGTAATCGATTGTTTTTCAACTTGTGAAAATTAATTTCTAGGGGTCTTAGCTTGTCTTCTGAGAGGATCTGTTTCATTGCGCACTTCTCCTTATGCAATAAATAGTTATAACATTTAAAATAATAAATAGAATAATGGAGGGAGGGTTTATTTTTGTTTTTGAGCTTTGTCGTAGTCTTCTTTTTCTTTTTCGAATTGTTTTATTAGTCTTTTTGTAAACCAATTCCTTAAGCCAATTGGCAAACTATAAGCTTCTATAAAGCTCCAACTGCCATAATATTTTAATAAAAAGAATTGCTCATATACTGATTCCATGTATTTACTGTCTAGGCCAAAAAAAGTCCGTAGTAAACGGCACCTCCATTTCAGCTTCTATAGAGCAGTTGTTACATTTAAAACTTTGGGTTAAGTCAATGTTTGGTACTAAATCCACATACGTAGCCCTAAGATGGCGAGAATCCTTTGCTGGCATATTATCAACAAAATCAGATATTTGTCCAAGATCTGCAATATTGTTAACAGAAACAATAAAAGCTTTCATTTGATCGGTGATTGAATTGTCTAAAAGGCTGTATTGTTTTTTCTTTTCGGCGTATGCTAAAAGATTGGCTTCGTCTTCACCGTTCAAAAAACGTACCTCTGCTTTTACCTTGGAAACTGGAAGCTCAACAACAAACGTTCCATTTTTAGTTGGCTCAACTGAATTATTCTTTTCAGGTTTTTTTGGTCTTATTTCTTCTAGATCAAATTCATGGTCGCTGCTAACTCCACAATAAGGACATTGAGCCTTGGTTTGATATAGATGACCATAAGCTGAAATTCTCGCTCTCATCATTATGGCATTTTTATCACCCACAAGAAGATCATTAACGTTTATCGTTTTATCAACAATAAGACTTTCAAGTAGCCTTTCAATTGCAAGACCCTTCTTCAGCAAAGAACGAGATGTTAATATATCTTCATCCTTTGCAGTCATTTGCTTTATTTCGATGTGGTCTTTGTTGTGTAAAGCATGCCCTTCAGGATAAAATTTCCCTTCAGAAGGAAGCTCAACAAAGTCTGTTGGAACTACAAAATTTAATACACTTGAATTATTCGACATCTCAGCAAGAGAAGAAGTGGAATCAGCCTGGGCGGCTGATCCAAAACGTTCTTCATTATTTCTCATTTATCACCTCTGCAAAATTAAATATTAACTACTAAAAAGATATAGCGCTAGCATCAGATGGGAAATTGCTACTACCAGCTATACTGGTCGATTTCCAAACCCCAGGATCGTTCTTAGTCCAAAGCTCTGCCCAATCAAATCTTATAGTTAAATTTATATTTAGGAGATCATCACTGTCATATGACAAATCGCCAAACTTAACATCTTTAATCCATGGATGTTTCAAGTCCCAAACTTCAACGTAATTGCCGTCAGCATCTAATTGTCTAATTTCAAGTTGCTGTACAGCTTGTGTAGCTTTAGTTTTAGAAATTGTGTGCAATTTACTAGCTGGGCCGATATTGGGATTATATCCTGAAGCTTCTATAAGGTGCATAATTGTCTTTGTTCCATCTGGTTTGAGCGGATCAACCAATTGAAGGTCAACTGTGTTCCACTCTACTCGACCAGGATAAAAATATGTATGGTTGAGAAATCTATGTGAGGTTTCCGAAATGCTAAAACTTGGTTTTGAAACAGACTTAATCGCCCATGCTTGTACGACATTAAAAACCGCTATCCATCTATAAGCTCGCTTAGTATCAAACTCTCTTTTATCGTTCCAAAATCCCATTGTTTATATCTCCCCTCGCATAAGTTGCGCCCTCTATCAATAAATAGTACTAATCTTTCTTTTTACTATTTTAATCCTCAAATGATGCACCAGAACGAGTAATGATGAAGTCTAGAGCAATAAATTCAATGGCTCTAGCCGGCTTCAAAAAGACTTTCGCATACATAATGTTTCTATCAACCAGTTCTGGAGTTGTAGTTGTTTCATCCAAAACTAATTTATAGTCTGCCAAGCCTAACTGAGCTTTAACACTGCTTAACAGCACATCTGCTTTTGCTCTAAATGTAGCCCAAGTTACTTCAAGATTTGGCTCAAACAATGTTGTGGACGCAATTCTAGAAATTTCCTTCTTCAAGAAAATTAACAGTCGTCTAACATTAATTCTATCCAAAGCCGAAGGTGTTAATTGCAACGTCTTCTGGCCGAAGATTACAATACCTTCTGCAGGGAATGATGCAATTGGGTTGACATTGACTTCATAAAGCTTATCTCTTTGTTTAGAAGTTAATTGCTGGTTTACACCAACAACGGGAACACCACCAGCATTAGTGGCTGTTAGTCCACCACGATTGAAACCAGCTGGAGCAAACCAAACATCTCTAACAGCATCACTATATGCCATAGTGCCTAAAGCAACTACTGAAGGTGGAGCCCACAAAACTTGATTGGTTCGTGTATCTCTAATCTGTACCCATGGGTAATAAGCGGCGCCATAACTTGAATCGATTGATCGATCTTTCATTCCTCTTACAGCTTCATCCACATTGCCTTGGTTTGCCATATCGGTATTGGTGTTTTCGCCCGCGGGCGTAAAGTCATTACGAATATCGATAACGGCCATCGTGTCTGCGCGTTCTTCAGCAACTCTAACCAACCTAGTGGTCAAATCAGCATTAGTAACTCCAGGTATGGCCATTAAGTTACACTCAACTCGCTCAGGATCTTTAATAATTTCAATAGCTTTGGTGATTGAATAAAACCCATAACTGTCTTTTTCTGTTGCACCAGCTAGAAGGCCGCGATCATCATTAAATGGTTCTTTTTCGCGTATATCTAGGCCATCAAAGCCGCCATACAATACGGTAGTAAACTTATCATGACCCATTGTAGAAGCTGTCAACAAGAAGGAACTGCCACTTTTTGCAGTAATTGATTTATTAACCTCTGTAGCGGTGGATGAATCTTGTCTACTTCCACTAGTATATACCACGATGTTGTCACTTCCTTCAACAAGATCATCCAAGGTGAAGAGGAATTGACACTCAGCATTGTCAGCTGTTAAATGGAAGTCCATTGCATCTGAAGTTGTTTGATCGGGAAGTGTCTTAAGATAATCTACAACGCAAGGATCATATCGAACGTCATTTCCGTCCGAGTCAAATCGGGCCAAATCAACTCCCCAATATGCTTTACTTTGATCAATAATGCCGCCATTTGTAGCTTTAGATCTTAAAGCTAGCGCAGGATATTCCATTGTGCCGGTAATGGTTGCTTGGGCAGTTTCGCCATGAAGAAATTCTTGACCAGTCCAGATTTCTCCTGCGAGCAACTCTACGCCCACCAAAGAAGTGTTCGCGGCTAAATCCGCATCATCGCGACTAGCTGTAGCAGATGTCTCCATAGATGCACCAGCCAATATAAAAGTATTTCCAAGATGAGTTGCAGGTCCTTTAGGATCTAGTGCAAGGTTTCCGGCGCCGGAATCAGATCCACTGGTAAAAGTAAACCCTTTGTATCTTGGAGGACCATAACAACCAAAAGGTAGAAGATCCTTAGAGTAAACCCCTTCGTTTGTTTCCACACGAATATAACGAGAGTTGTTATCGTAGTTTCCACCAACTTTCAAAAGCTTGTTGGTTTTGTCGTAGCTAACTTGTTTATCTCCAATTTTACGAGCAATATAGTTTGGAGAACCTGCGTTTAGGTTACAGTTTGAAAACTTTTCAAGAACCTGTAAGTTTTTATCTGAATCTCCTATAGCACGAACTGTAACAGTGAAGGATGGCCAAGTTTTAGTGCTTTTGGCTGGCCGAATATCTTCAATCGATATTTTAAGATTATTCTGATTCCACTCTGAGCCAGCATCTAAAGATACAAATTTAAATAACCTTGAAGTTCTTTGCTCGTTGAGCATATCAAAACCTGCAGCATCTGCAGAAGTATCTTGAGAAACAATCCAGCCCGTTTCAGAAGGTATATGTTCTTTTAGGTGACTAGAATATTCACTAGAACCAGATGCCAATTGTAGCATAACGCCCCAACATGAGTTGCTGGTTGTATTGTTTGCTAAAGTCTCTTGCACTGATTTTTCAAAAGTCTGTCCTAGCCAATAATTTGTTGTTCCTTGGCTATAAATATTAGTGTTAACCAACTGTGGGTTCGTGTTGAACGCTCTTCGGATAAAGTTATCAGAAGCTGGGTCGAAACTAAAAGCGGTTTCCACAACTGTGTTGTCGCTGCTATCTCTAATAATTGCTTTCCATGTAAGATTGGCAGAGTTCCCTAACAAAACCGAGCTTCCGGAAACAATTGTGGACTCTGCATTTACTTCAGTCCCTCTTAGAGTACCAGATAGCCACATATAGCCATTATCTAGGTACCAAACTGCTGCAAGAGTTCCTGTAGCTGCAGCTTGGGCGTCGTCTACGCCGCCGGTGAAATCAGTTACCTTAACAACGTTTGTTGCACTACCACCAACACTAGCAAATACAGCTGCCGCATTACCGGTTGTGCCTTTACCGAGATCCATAGTAAATGTAATTTTTTTAGTCTCTCCGTCCGTAATGGATGCAGTAATGCCATCTACACCAGATTGTCCCAATCCGGAAGTGGCGTACACAACGTGCACGTGAGAATCGCCGTTAATAGCGGCAACAATTCGATCAGCAATCTCAGCATCTGTGCGCCCAGAACAACCAATAGATATTTGATTCGCAGCGCCGGCTAAGCCGGATCCGGCCGTTGTTTTATCTTCATCAAGTAATATCGTGACGGCGCCCTCGGGAGATTCACCGCCGGC